CGGAGGTATCTTGAAACCCATTGCCTCAACATCACGCTTCGGAAGCACAATCCTTTGTGAGATCCACCGAAGACGCTTAGGCTCAACGGCCCGCCAATCGAAGATAACGTCTTCCGGAGATACCCAATCGACCCAGTAGTTTGACTCGTTGTTTCGATCGTTATTGAAACAAGAGACCGACTTATCCTGATGGCCAACCTTGGCCCAACCGATGCCGTAATGACCTTTTGCATGGCCAACACAGCGACGGATAATATCCTTTAGTTTCACCTGCTCTAGCTCATGATTGATGAGAATCTCCATGAGCTTTGCGTTTAAGAAATTGTCTGACTTGATCGTCGGCTGACCGGTCATCTCATCGAGGACGACTTCGTTGGTGACAATATCACGTTCGAACTCAGGCTTTTTGGCCGTGATACTGGCACGAGGCGTCTTCCAAATCAGCGTCGGCTTGACCGTACGATAATTGGCATATGGAGAATTAACGTGAAACTCCGTCTCATCCACCTTGCCTCGATCTCCACCCCAGTCACAACGGAGCCACTGCTTATTGCGCTTCCAGAAGTCGGCGCGTTGGTTGCTCTTGGTATAATTTCCGGTCTTCAGCCACTCTATGCCGGCCTTGATGTTCGTTCTGATCTCTTTGATCCGGTCCGGTTCGGATAGATCCATCGGATCTTTTGATTCATTATCGCTCGCCATTAAGCCATCCTCTCAAAGTCTAAAGGTCAATATCAACGCCTTGTCGGCTCAGCTTCTCCATGAACCATCCTCCGGTTCCCCACTCAGGTTTTTGCTCCTTGGCTTGAGACGGTGACCAACGACTCATGCAAGCATAACGCGTCTCGTCATAGGCATCATCGCCAGCCCAAGCATCATGCTCGGTTGCATCGACTTTAAGCACGTCTTCAGGATTATTCGGATTGATCTGCATCTGCGGAATGGTACGAATTGTCCGCCAGCAGTTCTCTTTGACGTAAAACTTCGGCTTTTTGACTATCTTGCCGTCAGGATCTTGTCGCCAATCGAGCAATGTCCGAAGCCATGATGCACCGTTTCTTCGATCGATGTCAGCGTGAAGCATAGTCAATCCAAGCTCACGAAACTGCTCGGCCTTCTCACGTCCATAAGCCTTCATTTGCAAGTTGTGTTTCGAAAAGATGTCGTGTCCCGCATAAATCTCAAGATCAGCCAATTGACGCTCTAGGCTTGATAGGACGCCTTTGTCTTTTGATCCACGAAAGCCCAAACCGTCTTGATAGGCCTCGGCTATCTCACGCTTGATCTGATCCGGCTCACATCCCGTGTTACCAGCCTCGGCGAACTTGATAATATTGCCATCGCCATCAACGGCATAGGCACCAGAGACGTAAGGATGCGTGTAGCCGTCATCGTAGCCACCGAATTGAGTCCAGTGTGGCTCGATCTTAAAGTCTTCCGGCAAGACATGGATCTCGGTGTTCCACTTCTCGAAGAACTGACCGGCGAAGATGTCCCAATTGCCGTCCTTCATGGCTTGGACAAGTGTTTCGTTGCCAAGTCCGTCCAAGCGTGCCTCGTAGGTCGGATCGCTCGCTAGCAATGCCGTGTTGTCTTTGAGCTTGGCCGGTATGAATTGGCGCTTTAAGCCACCTTCGGATCGAGGAGCATTCCAAATGCGATTTTCGTAAGGCTTCTCGTTAGGCCGCCATGCCTTCTTGACGAAAGCGTGACCAATTTGACCAGGATTCGAGCCGCATTCGATCCGAGGAAGATATTCTTGGTATTTCTCCGGAACATCAAGGCCGGAGAGACGGACACGAGAGCGCAAGAAGCGATATTGGTATTCGGTAAAGAGTGTCAGCTCGTCCATCAAGAGGACGTGGATCTCGGAACCCAGGTGTTTAACTACATCGTCTTCGTATTGGCAATGAGAGAGGACGATCCGGCTATTGGTGTCCTTCCAAACAAATTCGTTCTCTTGCTTGCTATAAGAAACCTTGCCGGAGTCCAAACCGCTAGCAAGTAACGTGAAAAAGGAGAACGGACCGCGAAGGTGATTCTCTCTTAGCTCCGGATATGTCCTGCGAAATAGATAAACTTGGATTCCAGGAACCTCTTCGCACCAACGAACCGCCGAGATCCTAAGCAATAAGCTCTTACCGCCACCAGCCGCGCCACCGTAAAGAATCTCGGTAGCGTGCGAGTGGTAAGCAATAATTTGCTTAGGATTTAGGTTTATCTGCACTCTTTAGCTTTTTCAAATCCGGTTGTTTTAGGAGATTTCCTTCCTTGTCTCGGTACGGATCGACACCGACGTTGAGCATGATCACAGGCTTACCGTCAGCGCCGGACAATTCACTTCTTGTGGAAAAGTCGGCTTTCTCTCTTCTTTCGAGCCACCATTTTGATTCTTCAATTTCCCCTTTAATTACGCACTCCGCGATGTTTTTCCTCGCGCTAGCTGACACCATATTGCGCCAACTAGTGAATTTTAAACGAAGATCCGGATCGTTATCAATCCACGTCTGAACAGTTGACTGAGCGATCCCGGCATAATTACATGCCTTATTCACAGAGCATCCAAGCTGTAGATATGGTCTTAAGGCTTCGATAACAGAATCTTTATCCCTCGCAAGACCTTGAGACATTCTTTTAACCTCCCGAAATGGTACAGGTTATTAAGCACCTTTTAAAAACGACCTAAAATGTAAATTGGAATTTCTATTACGAATTAAAGACTTACATTTTCACGTTGACACGCTACTTCTCAGCTGTTTTACCTGATGTGTAATTAAGTAATTTAAAACCATCCCTACAAACAAAGTCGTCACTCGGAATTCCAAGCAATCCCACTCCAGTATAATAAACCGTAAACTTTCTTGACTCGTCAGGACACACGAAGTGAAGGCGACGAGTTTTCTTCTTCACCGTGCCTTGCTTGCCTCCGTCGAACGTTGGTAGTAGCGAAACTCTTAAATTCTCCTCAAAGTGGTCCGGTGAGTCGTAGATCATTTTTTGGATAGCCGGGCCGCCAACTTTATACGTTCCAACGCTACCGATAGCCATGTCGTCTAGGCCTTCGACCAGCAGATAGACTCCGGCGTAGATCGAAATCGCCGAGAGTGCGTAGATCATTATCCGGACCAAGACTCCTTTGCCGCTCCTGCCAACGACAAAGCCAAAGATCCCGGTAACGATAAATACTATACCGGCCAAGACCTTGATTAATCCGCGTTGGCTCGCCTTGTGTTCGTCTTCGTTCATGCGCCGCAAAGCTCCTTGACTTGATCGATCCTTGCTTGGTTTACAACGACCTTTTCGCCCTGGCCGTGCTTCTTGAAAACTTTGTCGCCCCGAATTGTGTAGGTATTATCCCCAATTTCGCACGTTTTCGCTTTAGGTGCCACTTCCGGCTTCGCTTCAGGCTTCGCCTTTTTCGCTGGAGCCTTTGGAACCTTCGGTTCTTTTTTCTTAGGCATGAAGTTATCTCCTAGGTTGTTTAGGTACAAAAAACCCCGGAGAGCGTAAAGCGGTCCG